CCGAACTGTTAGCGGCTATCGGGATTTTGACGTAACGCAGAGATTGTCGTATGGTACGACATGGCTTCCATCCAGCCGCACCGGATGAGTGGGTAATTTTATGAGCGAAGTGGCAGAGGCTAACGAAGAGATCATCGAAGTCGAAACCGAATCAAACGAACCGGAAGCTGAGACCAATTCCAGCGAACCGGAACCTGAAGCGGACGACGAACCCGACGAAATCGTAGTTACCATTGGCGAGGAACCGCCCCCCGCCGACGAGAATACCGCAGCACCGGAATGGGTCCGCGAACTGCGTAAGAATCACCGAGATCTTCAAAAGAAGAATCGGGAACTTGAAGACAAGCTAAAGGCCACAGTCGAGCCGGTTAAAACCGTCGAGCAGGGCCGCAAGCCAACGCTTGAAGATTCCGATTATGACGCTGACGATTTCGAGCAAAAACTGTCTGGTTGGTACGAGCGGAAACGCCAGGTCGACGAGATAAACGCCAAGGCCGAAGCTGAGAAGATTGATCAGCAACGGGCATGGCAAGCCAAGCTAGACGGATACGGTAAGGCCAAGGCCGAACTTAAGGTCAAGGATTTCGAGGACGCGGAAGACGTGTCCAAGGAAAAACTTAACGTAACGCAGCAAGGTATTATTTTGCAGGGTGCGGAAAATCCCGCACTAGTGATTTACGCGCTGGGCAAAAACCCAAAGAAGGCTGAGGAACTCGGCTCGATTACAGACCCTGTGAAATTCGCTTTCGCGGTTTCGAAACTGGAGACTCAGTTGAAAGTCAGTAACCGCAAATCACCTCCACCGCCTGAAGGCACCGTGCGCGGCACGGGCGCTGTCTCAGGTTCGGTGGGTAATCAACTGGAACGCCTTCGCGCAGACGCTGAAAAGACCGGAGACTTTACAAAAGTTACGGCATTCAGACGCCAAATGCGCGAGGCATCAAAATAGGAACTATGAGAAATGGTTAACGCATTCAACAAAGAGGAGCGGGTCGCTTTTGAGGAAATCCTCGAAGGCTTCAACGACGCTCTGGTTCTGAGCCGTAACGTCTCGATCTACAACACCGATTCCACCATGATGGAGCGGACCGGCAACATCATCTGGCGTCCACAGCCTTATATCGCCCAGTCGTTCACTGGCACCGATATGACGTCGAACTTCAAGGACTTCACGCAGCTTGCCGTGCCTTCGACCTTGGGCTTCAGCAAGTCGGTTCCGTTCATCTTGACCGCTACCGAACTGCGCGACGCTCTGCAAGAGAAGCGCCTCGGTGAATCTGCCAAGCAGAAGCTTGCCTCTGATATCAACGTTGCGATTATGAACGTCGCTTCGCTGCAAGGCACCCTAGTCGTTAAGCGCACCGCCGCAGCCTCTGGCTTTGATGACGTCGCCCAGTGCGAAGCCATCATGAACGAAGGCGGCGTTCCCGACTATGATCGTTATCTCGCGCTGTCTACTCGCGACTATAACGGTATGGCATCGAACCTTCAGGTTGCCTCGCGTTCGTTCGGCAATCCGAAGTCCAACGCTGCCTATGAGCGGGCTTACGTCGGTCCTGTTGCATCGTTCGACACCTACAAGCTCGACTATGCCAACCGTATCGCTGCTGCCGCTGGTAGCTCGATCACGATCAGCACTGCCGACGCTGGTCTGAACTACTACGTCCCTGTTGCGACCTCTACCGCTTCGACGGGCGAAGTGGCAAACGTTGATAACCGTTACGACACCGTCACCGTTTCCTCGACGACCGGCGTTGTTGCCGGCGACTGCTTCACCATCGCTACGTTGTTCAACGTCCACGCGATCACGAAGCAGAGCACGGGCCAGCTCAAGACCTTCCGTGTTATCTCGGTGACGAACGGCACCACGATGGTTATCTCTCCTCCTATCATCTCTAACCAAGTCGCTTCGGACGCCTCGGCTCAGTACCAGAACTGCACCATCGGTACGAAGTCGGCCACGTCGGCTATCGTGTTCTTGAACACCGTTGCTGGCTACGCCAACCCCTTCTGGCAAAAGGACAGCTTGGAAATCCTCCCAGGCCGTTACGCAGTGCCTACCGACGCAGGCGCGGCTGTCATGCGGGCTTCGACTGATCAGGGCATTGAACTGGTTATGCAGAAGCAGTACGACCTCAACACCATGAAGACCAAGTATCGCCTTGATACCCTGTTTGGTGTTGTAAATAAGCAGCCCGAAATGTCCGGGATCATGCTGTTCTCGCAGACCTAAGCTAACGGAAAGGGGAGGGCTTCGGCTCTCCCCGATCTTTTGTTCCTAACAGAGGGTGCAATCATGAGCTACAACGTAATTTTTACTCAAGGTAATACAACTGTTGCTGTGCCAGCAGGCGAGAAAATCGCTGTTCAATCCCTGTCGCCAGCTTCTGTGTTTCAAGAAATTGGTTTCCCCAATTATCCTGTTTCACGGACTTTGTTGAGCACGGTTAATAATACCACCTATGTGTCAGGCGCGTTTACCAATGCTGCCAGCGTGACTATCGAAGCTGGTGCATCGGGCGCTTATTACGCAGTGGGTGTCGCTCCTGACATCAGCAACAATGGCAACTGGCAACCTCAGGGTGCGCCTGCTGACATTGCAGACGGCGCTTCGATGATTGCCACAGCAGCCAATGTGCTGGTGGGCATCGTTACGGCAACCCCGACCACAACTCGCAGCATTCAGCTGCCAACAGGTGCAAACCTTGATTTGGCAACCGAGTGGGCGATTGGTGATTCGTTTGACTTTAGCGTTATCACTTTGGCTGCGTTTGCCTTGACCATCACGGTCAACACAGGCGTCACCATTGTGGGTTCTGCTGCAACTGCTGCAACGTCTGGTGCGTCTGCACGTTTCCGTCTTCGGAAAACTGCCGCTGACACCTTTGTTGCATATCGAATCGGTTAATCAACCAAGCAGGTCAGCAGAAATGTTGGCCTGCTTAACTTGCTTGAGGGCTGACAAATGATGAACTATGGTAAAGCTAAGGGTAAGCCTGCCAAGGCCGCTAAGGGTGCTAAGGGTATGCCTATGGCAATGTCGAAGCCACCCAAGAAGTCCAAGTAAATGAGCTACTCCAAGCGGCAATTCATCGAAGCGGCGTTAGAGGAAATCGGCCTGGCTGATTACGTCTTCGACCTATCCCCGGAGCAGCTGCAAAGCGCACTGCGCCGCATGGATTCGATGATTGCTGCTTGGAACGCTATCGGGATCCGTCTGGGATACCCCATCCCGTCCAGTCCTGAAAATTCGAACATCGACGCCGAAACGGGTGTTCCCGATTCCGCGAACGAGGCAATCATTCTAAATCTGGCTCTCAGACTGTCGCCAAGCTACGGTAAGGCGATTTCCTTGCAGACCAGCGCAGCGGCTCGCCTAGCCTACAACACGTTAATGTCGCGGGCTGCTATGCCGCCAGAAATGCAATTCCCGCAGACGCTGCCGGTGGGTGCTGGTCTGAGGTCGTACAACATTGACTTCCCATTTTTCCCGCCTCCTACCCTGCCATTGTTGGCTGGCGAAGATGGCGAAATCGTTTTCGAATAGGATTCTTCCATGCCAACGATCAACCAACTAACCGCTGTTGATGATGTTGTTTCCAGCGATCAGGTGCCGATCTACCAGGCCGCAAACGGTGACGCTCGCAAGGCGTCTATGGCGGTAATCAAAACCTTCATGCAAGATGGCATCACGGCATCGGACGACAAGATCACGCAATACGCAGCGCCATCGGCCACAGCGTTCAGCGTTCAGATTACAGACGGATCTGATAGCATCTGGCTGATCTTGACGCCAACGGCGACTTTCGCCACCGGAGCCATTGTTCTCCCCGCTCTGGCTAACTGTGTTGACAAGCAGGAGGTGCTGGTTGTCTGCACCCAGATCGTCACCACCTTGACCGTCTCAGGCAATGGCGCGACCGTAACAGGCGCACCGACCACGCTTGCGGCAAACGCATTTTTCCGCCTACGCTTTGACGATGTTGTCAACGTTTGGTATCGAGTCGGATAGGAAATCAAAATGTCCATTAAAGCAGCATTTCAACCACGTCGCGGCCAAAATCTTACGGCATCTTCTGGCGCAGCGTCCGCGTCCGTCTCGCTTGACTCTCAGGCCAAGTCGGGTCGTTTGGTTAATAACGGCGCGAACGTCTGCTTTGTGCGGATCGGCGCTGGCGCTCAAACGGCAACCACCGCTGACATGCCAGTCCGCGCCGGCAGCGAGATCGTCGTTTCCAAGGGCGACGGTGACGACACGTTGGCCCATATCTCGGCGCTGACGACCACCCTGTATATCCAGACGGGCGAAGGCGGTATCTAACCGTGACGCAAATCCCGATCTTGAACGGCATATACACCGACAACGGTCCGGACATTCGCACATCATATCCCGTCAACCTGATCCCGGTTCCTACGGTGTCGGGTATCTCGGCGGGGTATCTGCGACCGGCTGACGGTTTAGTCACGTTCGGATCTGGACCAGGTATTGACCGAGGCGGGATCAACTGGCGCGGCGAGTGTTACCGCGTCATGGGAACATTGCTGGTTAAGATATCCTCGGGCGGCGTAGTTTCGACGCTGGGCGACGTTGGCGGGTCTGGGCTGGTTACGTTCGACTATTCGTTTGATCGGCTGGCGATAGCCTCTGGAGGCTCGCTATTCTACTGGGATGAAACCACGCTCACGCAGGTGACTGATCCCGATCTGGGAACAGTGATAGATTTTGTCTGGGTCGACGGTTATTTCATGACCACAGACGGTGAATTTCTGATCGTCACCGAATTGAACGATCCGACGCAAGTCAACCCGCTGAAATACGGATCTTCAGAAGCCGATCCAGATCCGGTCGTCGCTCTACTGAAAGTCCGCAATGAGGTCTATGCGCTGAACCGAAACACGATCGAGGTGTTCGACAACGTGGGCGGCGATTTCTTCCCGTTCCGGCGGATTGAAGGCGCTCAAATCATGAAGGGCTGCGTTGGCACATTTGCCTGCGCGGTTTACCTAGATGCTGTTGCGTTCCTTGGATCGGGCCGCAACGAGACTATTTCGGTATTTTTGGGTGCGAATTCGGGTACGGTTAAGATCGCGACACGCGAGATTGAGCAGCTGCTCAAGGGTTATACCGAGGCTGAACTGGCGACCGTGAAGATGGAAGCCAAGGCAGACGATGGGCATCAACACCTCTGGATTCACCTCCCTGATCGAACCATCGTTTACGACGCGGCAGCATCGTCGGCGCTGGGTCAACCCGTCTGGTTTACGCTAACGTCTGGCGTTGACGGGTTCTCAGAGTATCGGGCGCGTAATCTGGTCTGGTGTTACGACAAGTGGCTGGTGGGTGACACGGAGTCAGTTAATCACGGCTATCTGGACGATTCGATTTCATCCCAGTTTGGGAATATCACGCGCTGGGAATTTGGAACGCTGATCCTGTATAACGACGGGCGCGGCGCGATCATCTACGATCTGGAGCTGGTCAGCCTCACGGGCCGGGTCGCGTTCGGTTTAAATCCGCAGATTTCCACGTCCTATTCGCTTGACGGGCAGACTTACAGTCAAGAGAACTATATCGGCGCTGGAAGCCAAGGGGACCGTGCAAAGCGGCTGCGGTGGTTCCGCCAGGGCGCAATGCGAAACTGGCGCATACAGCGATTTAAGGGCGACTCACAGGCTCATCTATCGTTCCTGCGGCTAGAGGCGGCAATCGAACCGTTGGCGAACTAATGGCTAAATTAAAACTCACCCGAAATCAGCTTGCATCGTTTCTGCCTGATCATGAAACCGTTAAACAGTTTGAAACGCTGTTTTCTGTTGTTGATGAAATTAACACCACCGGATATAATGACGCGGTTTTAGCCGCTGGTCTGGCTGACACAAAAGCGCAACAGGCGCTGGATTCGATTGAGCGTGTCGCTAACGAAAATTCGTTGGCGGCGCTATCCCCAGCCATTGAAAACAATAATTCGGTGTTTACCGATTACATTGATTTTGCCCAGACCGGACCCCATACGAACACACCGGGTCGGCTGGCTTGGAACCAAACAGACGGCACTCTTGATCTGAATCTGAGGGGCGGCAACGTCACGCTCCAGATCGGGCAAGAACAGGTGGTTCGTGTCGTCAATAAGTCTGGCGGCGCTCTGGTTGACGGGCAGGTCGTTTATGTTTCTGGCGCTCAAGGCCAACGTCCAAAGGTCGAACTGGCTGTTGCGACTGGGGCATCGTCGCTGGCGCGAAAAGTCATTGGTTTGGTGACGGAGCCGATCGCGAATAACCAAGAAGGTTATATTACGATCAGCGGGATGGTGCGCGGTCTAAACACAAGCGCCTTCACAGACGGCGACGTTCTGTATCTATCAGCGACGCCAGGCGCGATTACCAACGTTCCACCGGCGGCACCGATTCACCATGTGGTCGTGGGATTTTGTATCAATGCGAATCCGGCTGTCGGCGAAATTTTCGTTACCGTTCAGCCTGGCTATGATCTTGAAGACCTTAGCGATGTTGTGGTAACAGCGCCTGCATCCGGCAACCTGCTGATTTATGACGCAGTAGCGCAGGTCTGGGAAAATGCGCTCATAACGGCTGGAACTGGCGCGACGGTTACGAACGGGCCGGGAACCATCACGATCAGCGCCACAGGTACGGGCGGCACGGTTACGAGTGTTGCTCAGTCTTTCACGGGTGGCTTGATATCGGTTGCAGGATCGCCAATTACTACGGCAGGCACCTTGGCGCTGACGGTCGCTGGCACGTCGGGTGGCATTCCTTACTTTACGTCGGCTAGTACTTGGGCGTCTTCGGCGCTTCTCGCAGCTAACGCGCTTGTGGTCGGCGGTGGCGCAGGCTTGGCACCCGCTACCGTTACGACCGGCGCAAATGTTGTCACGGCTCTTGGTGTGGCTGTCGGCACGGCTGGATCGTTTGTCGTCAATGGTGGCGCATTAGGCATCCCATCCAGCGGCACCGTGACAAATCTGACGGGTACGGCTTCGATCA